AGATCCAGAAGTTCAAAGAAATCTTAGAAGTGCTGAAAGACAACCTACACAATCACCAAAACCAGCAACAGATCCAGATCGTGTCAGACGATTCATTCAAAGAATGAGAATCAACACGATGTTATCGCCACTGTAGACTCATGAAGACATTTTCACAGTTCATGTCCGAAAGCGGTGGATCACCAGGACAACCTTATGTTCCACCACCTGGACCATCAAAACCAACGCAACCTGAAGAAGGATTTGATGAGTTTCGCAAAAAGTATGGATTACCACCAAAGAATCCTGTCAAGTTAGCAAAAGCGATCAAGGAAGATTCTGGCACTGGTAACTATAACACTTATGTAAGAGAAAGAAATCGAAGGAAATACAATATACCTAATCCTCAACAAATTAGTAAAGAAAGGAAACTGACTTATATGCTAAATCAAGATCGTCCAGGACGGTTCTGAAACTGTCACATCCCCCATCAGAATCGCCTGTAGCACCCTTATAATACAGAGGTAATCGAAACCCCTTCTCATGATTACTGACACTGCTCAAGACGCTCAGATTCGTCGTTCTATTCTGAAATCCATTGAGGACATGGATCTGGAATGTCTCAAGCGCATCGTTTATGAATGCCGTTGTGAAGAAATGGGTCTTCATCCTGATCAAACTTACACGTATTGGAAATGAACCAAGACCAACTGATTCGCTGTATTGAACAGCAACTTGATGATCTTTCTTATCTGAATGAGTATCTCTTTCATGATTGGTGTGATCGACTCTACACTGAGAATGATGAACCCATTGTTGAACGGTTTACTCTTAAAACTCTGAATTCACTCACTTCACTTGTTTCTTCACTCGATCATGAATCTCTACATTATCAATGATGTTCTTCACGATTACACTTCTGGTATGTGTGTAATTGCAGCCGAATCTATGCCTCATTGTGAACAGATTTTTATGAAAAAGTTTGGTTATCACGGTGACAATGAAAATACTCAAGAAGATTTCAATACTGCAGATATCAAAGTGATTGAGAATGTCAATCATCCTGCTGGTGTTGTGTCTTATGTTTATGGTGGAGGTTGAGATGATTTTTCCTCCTTGTTACTGGTCTGATGAAGAACTTGCAGATATTCCATCAGAAGATCTGTGGTGTGAAATTGCAGATTGTATGTTCTTTAAATCACCAGAGGTTGATGCTTATGTTCAACAAATTCATATAGAATTAAATCGTCGTTATGAGTAAAACCACTTGTAACCAAAAGCGTAGCACCAAGTTTCTCCATTTGAAATACGTTTGATGTTATTATGAATTCCAGAAACTGCCTTATAATTACCTTCGCCTTTAATAAAGAATGATGCTTCACTTAAACTATTAAATTCAACTACTTCTCCTGTTGATATATTAATGCCTCTCACGGGGCGTTTTCTTTTTTCATTACTTTTAGCGGATATTTTTTTATAATATTCAGTTCCTCTATTTTTAGTTGCTGGTTTCCAATCACTCAAGGCATCATTCTTGTCTCTAAAAAAATACCATCCATGTGCCTGTAATTTATTATAATTTGGACTATTTAATGAATTGCTAATCATTAGGTTTCTAACTCTATTGCCAATAATCTCATCAGCAGCGTCAGCGGTAGATTTCCACATTTTTTTACGACCTGTTTTTAACTCTACACCATAGACAACACCACGACGATTTATTCTTTTCTTTATTAACTTAGGTTGTTCACCTTTTAATGCCCATCTAAAACCAAGTGATTGAAATGTAACACCTTTAATACATGCATTGATAGAATTCTTTGCCTTTTTATTACCACAACTATCGGCAGCAATTCCCACACTTTCATAATCTCTGATCCATTCATTTTCTAGTGTATAACAACTGATTGCTTTACTATGTGGATGATTTGCCCAGTATTGACGTGGTTTCTTCACTCCTTCACCACCTAAAGTAACATTATATCCATTCTTACCACATGCATTCAATCGTTCTATCCAGTAGATCTCACGTTCATTAATTTTGTCATCTACACATTCTTCCAATACTCTGAACTTAAATTGATCTGCTCCATACTTACTGATTGCTCTTATAATGGGCATACTATGAGCAGAGTTGTTCTCATTTAAGTTATTCTTACTTTTTGCTAATTGTAGATGTTGTTTCCATCTATCATATGGGTTAGGTTGAGATGTTTTTCCCACATAAATTTTTTGATTTTCTAGATTTGTGATTGAATAGATATATGCCATCTTTTAACAAAAATATAATTGCGTGTTATATGTATATATTTGGATGAATTTAAGAATGCATTATGTTTTATTCTCAATAAGGTAATTGTTATTGAGAATCAATTGAGAATATTGTTGAGAATAAAGTTTCATAAAGGTCTTTGAGTCTTGTGTTTAATACCTTATGAAACCCTTCCAGTTCTTGTGAGCTAAGCGAGCGTATCATAAGACGCGCAGTTTGTCAAGCCCGCCGACCGCAAAAATACCATGAGACCCACACATAAGACTCAGAGACCTTGACATTCTTGTGCGTTCGTGCTATAATACTCACAGACTTTATGTTACGAGAGGCACACAATTCTCGACGATAGTGCATATATATTATTATGATCTCGTCGAGACAATGCATCATAAGTCTTGCAATCTCGTCGAGAATTGTGCTATAATCATTCTAACACATACAATCTCGACGAGTATTATGTACGACGACTACGATCTCGACTACACATACGCATCAGATTATTCATATGATCTCGACGAGTATTATGCACAGGACATAGAACTCGACGAGGATTATGCACGTGATGGGCAAGATTACGAAAGTCTTGCATATCGCCATTATGCATGATAGAATCTAGTTCACAACGCACGAGGATCTTATGATTGCACAAAAGAGACTAGTTCGAGTTACGCTAGACATCATGTGTTATGATGATCTAGATCTAGATAATATCAACTGGAGAGAAGTTCTGCAGCTAGAAGGCACTGAAGAGGTTGAGTGTAGCATTAAAGATTACTCAGAATTATATTGATTGTGACACATAAAAAAGCGGCACAAGGAGGGAATCCACGTGCCGCTTTTGTCTTATATTGCATTTGTTCGACATCACACCATGAAAGACATTCGAATCAAAGTCACAACTTTTGATGGTTTGAGTACTATTTGGTATGAGAAGTCAAAGTTAAAGAATCCGACTGATGTAATCAACCGTCGTGTATATGATCAGTTGTGCGGTTTGAATATTAAAGAGATTGAGGTTTCTGTAATGTGACAGTCAGGGAACTGGCACAAGGGACTTGACGAACTGCTGAGAATCCCGTAAATTGACATTGTTCAACACCACACACCAATGGCAACCCGCTCCCGCATCGGTATTCAACTCGCAGACGACTCTGTGCTCTCAGTGTATCATCATTGGGATGGTTATCCTGAATGGTTGGGTCGTATTCTTCGCACTCATTACAACACCAAAGAGAAAGTTACAGAACTGATTGATGGTGGTGATATGTCTTCCTGCTGGACTAATGCAGGTTGGAAGAATGAGACACTGCCTACTACTGGTCCGCTCTACTATTCTACTCGTGGTGAAGATGTGCCACCTCGTCTTGACAACAACATGAGTGACTATCTGACTCAAGATGCAGAAGAGTATGCCTATCTCTATACCACTGATGGAGAGTGGTTGTGCTACGATACATGTGACTGGCATGAATCGTATCTCGAAAGTGTAGAGATTCCTGCTGGGGCGCTGGCAGTTTAAGAAGTGTTACAGGGGAGCGGCAGTTCACCCAACTCCCCCTTATACTACAAGAGTCAACCAACCACACACCACACATGGAAGACACACTCTGGTCTGAAATTGCTGATGCTCCTGGTGAAATCTTCGACATTCCTGAAATGCGGGAATTGGATGAAGAATACCAGAACGATGAAGCAACCTGGAACGCATTTCTCAACTCTCATTGGGATTTCTGATGGTTACCCTGATTCTGGGCGCCAGCATCTTGACAATGTTCGGCGCCATGTTCTATCATGAGGATCGGATGGGGTTGGGGGTTTATGATCCTGACCCTACCGCTGCTGACCGCCACCGCCGCTCTAAGTGATTGCCATGCAATTCCAAGTCAACGAC